GAAGAAGACGAGAATTATTACTATGTTGTAAATTCGATTTTTAATAACAACGAATCGAGAGATACGATAAAAGTGTTGAAATCAGCTGTAACAGAAATTAAAGAATTGGGGGATATTGAATTATGAGAATCATAAGAGATATTCAGCCACAGAAGGAAAATCCAGAAGAACATAAAGACGATAACCAGCGTCCAATAATATCTGCTTGCTTGATAGTAAGAAACGAAGAAAAAATGATAGAAAACTGTCTTGAATCAGTTAAGGATTTTGACGAGATTATAGTGGTGGATACTGGTAGCATAGACAGAACAATAAAAATAGCAAAGAAGTATACCAACAAGATTTATAACTTTAAATGGAATGACGATTTTAGTGAAGCAAGGAACTTTTCTATTTCGAAGGCTACTGGGGATTGGATATTATATATAGACGCAGACGAACGGTTTATGAGTAAAGGAATGGACTTAAAAGAATTCTTACTAGCACAACCTGAAAATGTATTAGGTATAGAAATTCCGATTATCAGTGAACTTGATACTGGAATCATTAAGCACGAATTAGTCAAGATATTTAGAAAAGGGATTAAATTTAGCGGAATAATACACGAAAACGTATTAAGAGATATCGAGAGTAAAAATGGTGAAATAGTTTCTACAGATAAGTTTTATATTATGCACTTCGGATATAAAGAATCAAGTAGAAAAGAAAAAGATAAAGATATCAGGAATTTTAAACTACTTAAGAAGGCAGTAGAAAAAGAACCCGATAATCAAACATATTGGTATTATATCTTACAGGGTGCAATGGTAGGCAAATATGATTTTGGAGAAGGTAAAAATACCATAGAAACTTGCTTTGAAATAGGAGATAGGATACTAAAATCAGATGTTAAAACAAACTTAAAAGTAGAAGTTATTAAATTATTCCTTGGCTACTTTATAGAAAATAATAAATTAGAGGAAATGCCAAAGTATTTAGGTATGCTGTATTCATTAGATAAAACAGTATGGAATGAATATAGCGGTATATATTCTTATTATAAAAAAGACTGGGAAAATGTTTATAAACATTTTTCTGAAATGGATTTAAGCAAACTATACTCATATGATTTAGGTGGTATGTTTATCCACGCCTGTTTGAATTCCAATCATTACAGAGAAGGAGTAGAAGCAATTGATAAAATTACACAAAAAAGTCCATTGTCCTATTCGTATTCAGCAATGTGTGCTTATAGATTAGGCAATAAGCAATTATCAAGAACTTTAGCAAATAAGGCACTTGACTATTATCCGTTACATACTATAGCAACCAGTTTAATCAATCTAATAGATGAAGAATCTTTTGTAGATAAGCCATATAAAATTCTGATTGCTTCTCCAGTAAGACAGCAATACAAAATACTAAAAGAAGTATTGGACAGCTGGAAGCAAATAGACAAAGGTAAAAATGAAATCTCATATTATTTTGTAGATAATAATGACGACCCGAGGTGCAGTAAATTACTAGAAGAATTTGAACTTGATAAACATATAGACAGAATAGAACCTAGAATGATATATTTCAAAACCTCAATACACTATTGGAATTACGAACTTGTGCAAGAGGTAGCTAAAATGAGAAATATGATTTTAAAATATGCACTGGACAATAACTTTGATTATGTATTTATGGTAGATTCTGATTTAGTTTTAGATAAAAATGTATTGAATGTTTTACTTAAAACTAACAAGCCAGTGATATCTCCAGTTTTTTGGACTAAAGGACCAGATAATAATGAATGGGCACAGGTATGGCTACAAGACCAGGTATCACTTTATTATTCACTAACAAATCCTAAATTAAATGAAGAAACCAAAGATAAATATGCGAAAACATTCTATTCAGTATTGAAGACAGCAGACACGCCTATTAGAGTAGGCGGGTTAGGTGCTTGCACACTAATTAGAAGAGACGTGATAGAAAAAGGTGCTAATTATAATGAGATTTACAATGTATCATTCTTTGGTGAAGATAGAGATTTCTGTATAAGAACAGTAGCATTAGGATTTGATTTGTGGGCTTATCCTGGACCTAATATATATGTAACGCATCGCTACCGTGAAGATTGACGTGGATTTATATAATAAATTAAACTATATGATAAATACAGTGCTTAACACAAGACACGCACACTATTATCTTTCTAAAGAAGATATAGAAGATTTTTATCAAGAAGTATTTCTAAAACAGCTACAATCCGATAAGGAATTAGAATATAAAGATTTGTATCATATGTATTTTATCTTCACTAGAAGAATAAAAACATATAGAAAACGATATATCAGTCTGGAAAGGATACTGGAAAAATTTGATTAGTCAACTGCCCGCCTCTTCGGAGGTAAGTTCTAATTGAACTTAGTTGACCAGCCTAAGGTGTTTAGGACACCTACGTTATACAGGTCAGGACACCTACGGGTGCTTCTCCAGCCTGTAGCTCTGTCGCTTAGCATTAAACAGTCCTGAGGGTAGGGATAGTGTGCTAAGTGCAAAAAGCTTGTATAACATTGGCGAGGAGAGACTATCGAAAGATAGCGTTACTAGCCCCGTAAGGGGAATGGAAGGAGAGAGATTATGGTATTTGTAGTAGATAAACACAAAAAACCATTAATGCCTTGTTCAGAGAAAAGGGCGAGATTATTGCTTGAACGTGGCAGAGCAGTAATACATAGAAAAGAACCATTTACTATACGCATTAAAGATAGAACAGTGAAGGAAAGCAATCTACAACCATTAAGATTGAAACTTGACCCGGGTAGCAAAGTAACTGGTGTAGCTATCTTAGAAAATGATTCTAAAGCAATATGGCTAGGTGAAATACATCATAAAACAAATATTAAGAAGAATCTAGAAAATAGAAGAGCTATCAGAAGAAACAGAAGAAATCGCAAGACTAGATATAGACAGGCAAGATTCCTTAATCGCAGAAAGCCAAAAGGTTGGCTACCACCTTCGCTAAGAGCTAGAGTTAATCAGACTACTAACTTTGTAACAAGAATTCGTAATCTATTACCTATAACTACAATTAGCACAGAACACGTTAAATTCGATACCCAGCTAACGCAGAATCCAGATATTAAGGGAATTGAATATCAGCAAGGTGAATTATTTGGTTATGAAGTTAGAGAATATCTACTTGAGAAATGGGGACGTAAGTGTGCTTATTGTGGCAAAGAAAATGTACCGCTAGAAATAGAACATTTAATCCCTAAGTCGAGAGGAGGTAGTGATAGAGTGAGCAACCTAACTATAGCGTGTCACGAATGTAATCAGAAGAAGGGGAATATGACAGCTGAAGAATTTAATCATCCTGAAATACAAACACAAGCCAAGAAACCATTAAAAGATGCTGCTATGCTAAATACTACAAGGTGGACACTATATAATAACTTAAAGGAAACTGGCTTGCCAATTGAATGTGGTACTGGTGCAAGAACAAAGAAACAAAGATTAGAACGTGGGCTACCTAAAACACATTATTATGATGCTTGTTGTGTCGGAGCTAGCACACCAGACAATATAACAATAGATACTGAATATATTTCAGTTTGGGTAGCAAAAGGTCGTGGTAATAGACAAATGTGTAGAACTGATAAATATGGATTTCCGAAAAGCTATCGTAGAAATCAGAAACAGTATTTTGGTTTTCAAACAGGAGATATTGTTAAGGCTGATATTCCGAAAGGAAAATATCAAGGCAATTTTGTAGGTCGTGTAATTATAAGGTCAAGTGGAAATTTTGATATTAAGGATAGTATGAATAAATATATTTGTCAAGGTATTCCATGGAAATATATTCATTTGATACAAAGAAATTTTGGTTGGCAATGTCAAATGGAAAGAATACTTATATGATTAGTGATATTGAACTTGCTAAAAGACTTGCGAATGGTGACAATATAGATGAACTACTAAGTGATTCAGACGTAGTAGAAAGATTGAACGACCCACTATTTGAAAGATTCCTATTAAAATTCTTGCGTGCTAAAGCTATTGCTTCATTACCAAGAGCATTTATGAAGATTATAGAAGAAGCAGAAGAAGGTAATATACAGGCAACTAAAATGCTATTTGAACAATTGAATGTAGATTTTACTTCTGTAGAAAATACTACCAGAAATATAGAAGACTTGAAAAAACAAGTCTTGGAAGCGGTGAAGAAATATTCAGATAAAAAATGATTTAAACGATATTGCTTTATATCTAGAGGAACTGGATAGACAGGAAAGAATAAAGCTGTCAGATGATTTCAAATATTTTAATCGTGTATACTTCAATAATAAATATCCACCAAGTAAGTATCACGATATCGTTTGTGATTATCTACAAGATACTTCAATTAAGAAACTACTTATTATATCACCTAGAGAATCTGCAAAGACTACTATAACAGAAAGATTTGTTATATGGCTAGCAGTAAAGAAACGTGCTAACTTTGTAGTATTGATAGGTGAAAGTTTCCAACGTGGCTGTGATTTCTTAAGAGATATTAAATCAGAAATAGAACAAAATGAAAAGTTAAGATATGATTATGGCAATCTTGTTTCCTCAAAGAACTGGAGCAAAACTTCAATACTTACAAAGACTGGAACATTGATATCCGTCTTTGCTAAAACTTCTGTAAGAGGGGCTAAATTTAAAGAATATAGACCTGACTATATAATAATAGACGACCTTGAAAATGAAGCTGTTCTTAATTCTAAAGCTATTGATAACTTGAAAAGCTGGTTCAATAAATCTGTTATGCACCTTGGCGATTTCGACTCAAGATACATAATTAATGGAACTCTTATATCAAGGAAGAGTTTACTAATAGACTTAATGAAAGACCCAACTTGGACTACTTTATTCTTTAAAGCAGTAATGAAGTATGCAGACAGAGAAGACTTATGGAATAGGTGGGTAAAAATAGTAACGAATAAGAACAATCCAGATAGGCTTATAGAAGGTAGACTATTCTATGAAAAGAATAAAGAAGAAATGCTTAAAGGTGTAGACGTGTTTTGGGATGGTAATCCACTGTATGATTATTACGAATTAATGATACAAAGATATGTTAGTCCTGGCTTATTTGCATTTGAATCTGAAAAACAGAATAATCCTATGATTAATTATTCACCTCAAAGCATTAATCCAAACGATATTAGTTATTATGATGAACTACCAAAAGATATGCCACTATTCCTTGGCGTAGACCCTTCACTAGGTAAAGATGATTTCACTGGTATGGTAATAATAGGAACTGACGAATTCGGTTATACTTATGTTCTGGACGCAGAAAATATCCTTACAGAAGACCCAAATGAACTTGCAGATATAATTATACAGAAAGATAAATCATTAAACTTTACAGCAATAGGTATAGAAAGCGTTGGATTCCAGAGGTGGCTGAATAAGATAATAGAACATAAAGACCAGAATACTGCTTTAAAGATATTTGAATCATATAATCCTAGTATACCTGGAATACAAAATCAGAAACAAAGAAAAATTTCAAGTCTTAAAATGATTATGCATAAGATAAAGTTTAATAGAACATTACAGGTATTGATTGAACAGCTTTATGAGTTTCCGAATGGTGAACACGACGAC